AGCTCTATAATGCGGCAGGAGACGAATTTGATACGCCAAAATGTAGCATAGCCACTGTGCCGCTGAACAAAATCGAATATACGAGCTTGACTTACCCTGAAGAATCCAAGGTAAAAAAGTCTTGGTTTGATAATTGATACTATATGTAAAGGACCCAACAGTGATTATACTGTTGGGCTTTTTATATTCATCCACCATCAAAATCTTGTCTTGCACTTTACGCATACGCGGTTGACATTGTTGGATGTTAATATGCAGGCCAGTCTTTCCCGATTATGCCAATTACAACAAATCCTGTAGTTTCACCATACAAGGTTCCTTCTTCGTATTCGTCATAACCATAATAAGTTCTGCCATAACCAGTTTGATTGTTGTATGTTTGCCCACCGAGGCGAACGGGATATTCAAACGGGATTTTATCTCCAGCGTTTATTGGTTTAGTTATGACTTTATATAATTCTTTGTATAGGGCAGACATTCTGGTTTTTTGATCTGACATGGCAATTTTTTTAACACGACTTTCTGGAGAACATCCTTCCTGTTTTAAGTCAGTCATTGTCATGCCGGAATCAATATATTGTATACCATAATGATATTTTGTTACAACTAATAAAAAAGCTCTTGGATACATAAATTCTGGAATTGTTAAAAAACTCTTATCAGAATCACAGAATTTGCTCATAACAGGGGTAGTTCTAGTGTCTTTGGATAACCAAACTTGCATGGAATTTTCTTCTGTTACATCATTGATAGAATTAAGAACTCGATATGTGCTTGCTTGTGTTTCTAGGTCAGAAATTTTTTCATCTACTTGCGACTTTTTCTCTTCCAGCTCCTTGATTTGGCGCTCGTACTCGTCGCTTTGCGCTTCCAGTTCTGCAATGCGGGCATCAATCTCTTGCAGTTCTTTTTCTGTCATGAGTTACTCCTTGGCAATTAGCATCTTTTATAAATATAAATTTTCTTTCACACCTTGGACATTCCCAGATATTATACGGACGGTGTTCAAATACGCAACGCGAATGTGTATTTTTTAATTCTATATTACAGCCAGGACAGGGAGCTGGTGCATGTGCTTCTTTTGACTTTGCAACATTCTGAGATGAATAATTATCGTAAATCTCATCATGTGCATAGTAAGGAATAAGATAATCCGAATATCCTCCGTCTTCACCAGAATAATAAACTCTACCACAGTAGTGCATTCCTACAAAATGTTGTTCTTGATGCGACACACAGATTCACCTTCTACACCACGCTGCGCAGCATTACCATTCATATCCACAGCTGTTACAATGCCAAGTTTTTTTAACTTTCTGGCTAAAGATACCGAGCAGGCCCACGGACACAGCCTTTGCACCCACAGACACTTTGCGCAGGTCGGTACTGCCACAGGTGGGGCATTTGGGCTTTGGCTGTTCAGATCGTCCAGCGGTATCCCAATATTCTCGCAAACGCTTACGTTCTTTACGATCATATTCAAGCATATCATTGTAAGCTTTTTTACTAAAGTGCTCGCTAGGATAGACGTATTTTTCACGAAGCGCTTCATCCCTAGGATCGTCTGATGTAAACACAATAGGGCCAAGTTCATTATTATTTATATTGACAACTGACAGGTTCAAGGTTTTAACAAAATTTCGCATGTCGTCCATAGACATAGTTATTGGTTCTTCATAACTGCAACATTTACAAATAGGAAATTTTGAGGCATCGAACTGTAGATCAATGTATCCACAATGAGGACAAATAACATATAGATCGTTATTCATAATTCCTGTTCTCCTTTTGAACTAGTAATTATAACCTTTGTAATGATTATATCACACAATAATCATCTACACAACAAAAGATACAAGATTGGTTCAAAAACACCACTGGTTTTATGGATAGTGCCCAAGTAGAGGCAGATACGGCAGCTCTTCAGAAATATGTTGAAAGGTTGAAGGGTATTACTGATACCACAACCGCCGCTCAAGAAAAAACAAAAGCCTTTGATGAAATCTTAGGCGATTCCAGCCAGATAGCCAAGGACGTTGCGCGGAACACCAACAACCTGGATGACGTGATGAAGGTTTATACGGCCAGCACAAAGACGGCTACCAGCGTGGCGGCGGCGTTTGGGGCAACGTTAAAGAGTATTGGTTGGAATATTGCAATAGCGGCTGTAGCGGCGGCTGTTGGTGTTATTGCGAAACTTGCCGATGAATACTTGATTCACCCTTATGAGCATGCCCGCGACAAAGCTGCCGAAATGAGCCAGGCCCATGAGGAGGCTGCTCAGAAAGTTGAAAAGCTAACTAAGCAGATTGAAGAACTTAAGGCTAAGATGGATGAGTGCCGGAGCACTACTACTGGTGATATTGTAGATAAACAAAGTTTCGGTTATTTAGTGCGGCAAAAGCAATATCTTGAAACCAACCTTGAGCTTGCAAAACAGCTGGCTGAAGAAACTGCTCATGATGCCCGTGAAGCGGTGTATGATCAACAAGACAAGTCTTCGGGAAAAGTTATTCCTAGTATTCAGGCAACATATGAAGGCGATCAGCATGAACGGTTGCAGCAAGTTATAGCTGATTATAAAAAAACGGACTTAGCCATAAAACATCTTGATGAAGATCTTGCTAATAAAAAAATACCTCAGGAAATATACGATGCACGAATTGCCGGATTTCATAAGCTTCAGGAAGACTTGCGTAATTACATTAAAGAAATGGGCGACGATTTTAATACCGAGATGGATACGTTGCTCAATAACGCCCCAAATGAGTTTAGCTCAGATGACGACAAGAGCAAATACCAAGAACGTATTAAAAATTTGTCGGATGACCAGCAAGCCTTCTTGAATTTCTGGAATTTATACATTAACAATATTCCTCTCATTACCCAGGCTACCAACGACTTTACTCAGTCTGTTGCTGATGGCGAGGATAGTGTTAAGGCGCTGAACGATGCTATCAATGGTGGGCAAGCGATTAAAGAAGGCAGTGATGCTTATAAAGAAGCTGCCGACTTGGCAGATAAATATGGTGTTAGTACTGAAGGACTTATTGCCCAGTTGCAAGCATTACATGAGGAACAAAGCAAGGGTAATGGCGATGATAGCGACTGGCAGTTTGATGCAGCCGGTGATTTACAAAATTTCTTCTCTAACTTTACTGATAGTACCAGTAACTGTTACAAACAAACCAAAGCTCTTGAATCCGCATTTAAGGATATGGGCGAACAGGGATACTTGAGCAGTGAATCCTTACAGGCATTGTTGGCGGTTTATCCTGAGCTGATCAACGACATGGAAGTTGAGAATGGTGTTGTAAGTATCAGCCAGAGTATTTTGGAAGGCAAATTTGGCACGATGAAGAGCGCCATGATTGCTCAAACGCAAAGCCAGATTGATTCTACAAAAGCAACTATTCAGCAGACAAATGATCGTATTAAATGGTACCAAAGAGAAATTGAAATTCTTACAACTTTGTATGGCGCGATTGGTTCTATGCCTTCGGCTAGTTCTGTACTTAGCAGCGACTATCTCAGTCAAAAATTAGCCTTTAATCCAAATTTAGGCTTCGGAAATAGTTTGCAACTTCCTGATGTTGAACAAGCAGCGGGTAAACTTGCTGCTCTTAATTCAAATCTAGAAAAAGAGAAAGCCAAAGCTAAAGATGCTCAGAAACAGCTTGAAGATCTTGAAAAGAGTTTGGCCGTAATGAATGGCTATGGTCTTAGCGGCTTTAACGGTGCCCGGCCCAAATCCGGCAAGAGCAGTAACAAAGGTGCCACTGATGCCCAAAGTGCGGCGATTGACGCATTGGACAAGAAGGCCCAGGCGCTGAAAGAAACCTACGAAGCACAGAAAAAGGTGCTGGAAGACCAGAAAGAGGCCATTGAAAAGGTTATTAAGGAACTGGAAAAAGAGCAGACGGTTCTGGATGGTATTATTAAGACTGTAACCAACCGCATTGACAAAGAAATTGACCGGCTAGAACACCAGTGGGATGACCTGAAAGAAAAGCTGGAGAAGGATAAAGATAACCTGGATTCCGCCATCAATGGTGCCAACTGGGTAATTGAGCAGCGGGTTAAAGAGCTGGAAAAAGCCAATGACGAATTGGAGGACAGTTACCAACCGCGGATTGATGCGCTGCAGGATGAGATTGATAAGCTGAATGAGGCCAACGATGCACAGGAAGAGGCTATTAGTCTGGCACAGAAGAAAGCTGCGCTGGATGCTGCATTGGCCGCCAAGAATGTGCGCGTGTACCGTGAGGGCAAGGGCTTTGTTTGGGAAGCCGACGAAAGTGCTGTTAAGAGCGCCGAAGAAGATTACAATGATGCCTTGCGAGACAAAGAGCACAATGACGCCATTGATAAGCTGACCAAGGAAAAAGAAGCCCTGGAAAAAGAGCTGGAGGACAAAAAGCAGGTCAACCAGGACAAGATTGACGCTTACAACGATTACAAAGAAAAGCTTGATGATGCCCAGAATGCTTATACCAATGCCAAAAACCTTGAGATTTTGCGCAAGCTGTACGGCGACAATGCCGATCAGATGATCTTAAACATGGACCAGAGCATGATTGATAAAATCACCTCTGATTACACGGAAAACATGCGCCAGACGGACTATGTGGAAGATCAGATTGAGCAGAACAAGAAGCTGATTGACCAGCTGGAAGAGTATAAGAGCAAATGGGAAGAGGTTGCGGATGCTTACGAAACCGAGCAGAACCGAATCAATACCGTAGCGCGGCTTGGGGCTGACTGGGAAGAAAAAATCCTGGGCCAGCGCATGGATGTGCTGACGGACTTTAAGAACCACTATGTTGATGTTTTGAAGCAGATTAAGGATAAGACCAAAGAGGTTGAAGACCTTGAGTTGCAAATTAAGGTAGTGGAAAAGAAGTACAACGAAGATAATGCTGAGATTGAAAAGCAGAAGAAAGAGCTGCAATGGGAGAAAAACGAGATCACTCGCGCTAACCATGCAACCGGCATTATGAACGTTGCGGCCTTTGAACGTGCGCGTGTTGATGAGGCTGGGCCTGAGATTGTTGTACGGCAGCCGGAAGCCGGACGCTATACCAGCCTGGAGGTTGGGGACGGCGTTGTGCCGGGAAACCTGACCCGCCGGTTGTTCAGCGCGGCAATTAACCCGGAAGCTTTTGTGGAGAGTGCTATTTTGAAGCGGATGGGGAATGTGAACGCTGAGTTGGCCAGTGCTGGCAGCAGCGGCGTACACATTGGCGACATTAACATTGTGATGAACGGTGTGAATGACGTTGAGAATTTTGGCCGCATTTTGCACCAGAACATTGGCTCCATTATGGCGCAGGAGTTCAGCAAGCGGTAATTACAAACAAGACAGAGGGAAACCAACCGAGAGGAATCAGCGGTTAGGTCCCTTATATAATAAGGTAAGATGATGGCTGTTGCTTTTTAAGGAGGTTCTGAATCATGTGCTATTTAGTAGCAAAAGATAGATATGCTCATGGCTGTGTTGCTTTGAAAACAACTCACGGCAAGCATCTTGTTGAAATGAAAAGAGCCTTAAATGCTGCGGTTGGAGATAAAGGCGTACAATTAGTGACGATTAGCAGACCAACAGCATATGGAGAGTATGCTCCATACCGATTTGCCAAAACAGAACAAGAATTTAATGCTCTTGTACGAGCAATGCGATAATTTTATAAGTCAATTTACACCGGGTAACAGATTATTGTTGTCCGGCTTTTTATATGGTATAATGACCCTATTATAATAAAGTAGGAAGTGTTGTACCGATGGCAAAGACTGAGAGCCAAAACAAGCCGAACACGGAGTTTACGTTTAACCCGGAAGCCAAGAACAATAAAAATAGCTCCTCTTGGAAAAAAGCAGAGGACAAAAAGGAAAATAAGTGATGGAAATAACACAATACTTAAACGAGCTAGTTGCCATGATTCCTGCTATTTTGCAGTATGTGGTGCCTGGTTTATTGATGTTATGGATTTATAACCGGCTGCTTGACAAACAGTTACCTCAACATTACCTGGTCTATTCTGTGGTAATTAGTTTTCTGCTTATGCAGGTGGTACCAACCAAAAAGTTACAGTACATTGTGGCTTGCGTTATTGCTGCCGTTCTTTCTGTTATGCGCAGGAACGTAAAAATTAAGCAGGTGTTGCATAAGCTGTTCAAATGGTCCCCAAGCGATAGCGTGTGGGAAGATGTTATTGACTACAAACGTGGAACCAATATGGTAGTCTATACAGACTGCGAGAACGATTTTAGTGGTTCTTATGTTGGAATGGATGATAAAAAGAACGTATTACTTTTATCTGGATATGATGTTTTAGATAAAGAGGGCAATGCCCTTACAACAATGGATGACCGAATTGTTATGATCCCCAGAGGAAAAATTAAATACGTTGAGCTTTGTTATGATGAAAAATCAGATGTAAAGAAATATTGGTTTAAGCGATAAGTACGATGACGATATACCGGGTGGCCTATGTGGCTGCCCGGCTTTTTTATTTTGGAGGAAAAGCTATGGCGAAGAACACATTGGATGATGCCATTGCGGGGCTGAAAGACCTGGCAAAAGAGGTGAAGCGTTACTGCGAGAGACTGATTAACAATGCCAAGTTTGACCGTACAGCTGTTGGCACAATTGTGAAGGTGCTGGACGACCACAGCGGCTATGTGGTGGCGGCTTTTGGCAAGGAATACACCATTGCGAGTAATGCGCTGTTCCAGGTGAACGATGCCGTGGCTGTGATTGCCCCGCAGAACGACTTTAAGCGGCTGTACATTAAGCCGTATGAAATTGACCGGAACCTGTTGAAGCAGGACAAGGTTGAGGAAGACCTGAAAGATTATGTGAATAAGGTTGATAAGCTGCAGGCACAGGTGGACGGCAAGGTTGAACAGTATTTTTATAACTATGACCCGACGCTTGAGAACTGGCCTGCCATGAGTTGGAAAGACGACACCACAAAGAAAGCGCACAACGGCGATTTGTTTTATAACACCAGCAGTAAGAAAGGCTGGCAGTGGACATACAACGAAGAAACAAAAACCGGCAGCTGGGTAAAAGTGACAGATAAGGAAACGCTGGATGCGCTGGAAGCTGCAAGCAAGGCACAAGACACCGGAGATGGTAAGCGCCAGGTATTTACGGCTGATGCCAGCAAAGGGGAACACCCGGAGCCGCCGTATGACACGGGCGATTTGTGGTTTAATGGAGAAGACATTCTGGTTTGTACGGTAGCACGCACGGCCAGTGACAAATATAATGCCAGCGACTGGGTAAAAAAGGATAGTTACGCCAGCAAAGATGACATGAAAAATTATGTAGATGGTGTAACGAAAGATATGCAGGACCAGATTGACAGCAAGGCCGAGCAGCACTTTTACGCCTATGACCCTACGCTGGATAACGAGCCGGCCAAGAGCTGGACGACAGATGAAGAAAAAGAAAAACATGTGGACGACCTGTTTTATAACACAGAGACAGGCAAAGCATACCGATTTATGAAAGGTGACGATGGCAGCTACAAGTGGGAGCTGGTGCAGGACAAAGATGTAACCAATGCACTTGAGGCGGCCAGCAAGGCACAGGATACGGCGGATGGAAAGCGGCGTGTGTTTACGGCAGATGCCAGCAAGGACGAACACCCCGACCCGCCGTATGACGAAGGTGATTTGTGGTACACGGGGGCAGAAGTGCTTGTTTGTGGAAAACCAAAGGCGAAAGGCGAGGCATATGATGCCGGCGATTGGGGCAAGAAAGACAATTACACGAACAAGGACGAAGTGATTGATGCGGTTGATAAGAAGCTGACGCAGGAGGACATCTTTAACCGGCTAACCAATAATGGAGCAAACCAGGGTATGTTTATTGAAGATGGGAATGTGTATTTTAATGCGACTTATATTAAATCTGGCGAGATTAACTCTGACCTGATTAAAACGGGCAAAATTAGTTCAAAGGATGGAAGTGTTTATTTTGATCTAGACAATTCAGTAGTTCATACAACAGATGGACAGTATGTCACAACGCTTGATAAAAATTCTATTATTGTTAAATCTGGAGAACGTATGCTATCACAACTTTATGGGTATAGCGAAACTTATAGAGATGACACAATAATGTATGGAATTTTGAATATGTATGACTACGGACAAACACTTGATTCCGACGATTTTTCGCTTAGGGATCGATGTACTTTGACGGGTACTAATATTACATTTGTAGACCATTCTAATAGTGAAACGTCATATTTAAGTAGCAGTGAGTTAATGACACATAAAATTTACTTTGGCAATGTCCCAGGCACCATTACAGCTCAAAAAAATGATGATAGCGGAATGCTTGTGTCTTCTTTTACAACAATCCAATCTCGCGGAAATATTCAGCTGTATAAAACTGGAAGTAATATTCCTAGTTTCTACATTTACGATGGTACAACCAACTGGGGCGGCCAAACGCTTGGTTGGGATGGCAGCAAAGAAGTGACCACCCTTGGCGCAAGCACCCAGGCCGTACCGTTTATTTATGGCATTGAGCTTGTGAAAAATGCGCAGGGGTATGTGACAGACGTGAAGCTGAAACAGCATGGGCTGCGGTTTATTGGCGGCATTTTGGTTTAATTTTGACGAGGAGATTTTATGATGGAAAATTTTAATTTGAAATGTGAACAGTTGAAGACTTACATTTGTGACGGTGTGAACCAGGTTGGGCTACCGCCGTATGCAGTGGAACTGATTTTGGAGAGCTTGCTGCGTGATGTGCAGAATATCCGCAAGAGCGCGATACAGGAAGAGATGGAAGCGGCCAAGAAGGCTGCGGCAGAAAAGGCCGAGGAAACACCGGTAGATGCAGCAAAGGATAAGCCGGAAGAAAGCGTAAAATAAACATAAGCCAATAGCATTATTGAAAGATAAGAATAACCGCCTGACCTTGATTGGTTGGGCGGCTTTTGTTATTTAGAGAGGGAGGGGAGTGGCGGGAGGATGAGCAAACCAGCATTATATACCGTATCAGCATTTGATGCGACAAAAGATTATACATTCCGGTTCCGATACATTGGTGTGATTACCAAGGTGGAGGCGCAAATTTGGGCCAATGCCATGAGTGCAGAGGAACTGGGCAGCCCAACTTACCAGAGCGGTGAGGTGAGTACCCAGAGATCCGAGTTTACTTTGAAGGCCAGCAGCATTACAAACAGTAGCGCGGCGTTTGGCATTAAAGTACGGGTGTGCGGCCAAGACAGTGCGTGGAGCGAATGGAGTGACATTCTGCTGTTTTATTGTGTGGAGACACCGGTGTTTAAGTTCAAAGAGATCAGTACCAAGGACAAAACCAACATTGAATACAGTGCTTTTGAGTTTACAGTGCAATACGAGAGCACACAGGGCGAAGAGCTGAACGAATATACGATTGAACTGTATGATGCCAGCAAGAGCCTGGTGAAAAGCAGCGAGACACTGCGGGTGCCGGACAAGGCGTATATCATCAGCAACCTGCGCAATGACACGACTTATTACGCCAGAGCACAGGGCATTACCCAGCACGGCATGAAGCTGGACACTGGATTTTGTGAGCTACTGATTGGCTATGTGGGCGGTGACGGCTATGCGGCTGTGGCGCTGGAAAACCATTATGAAGAGGGCTGCATTTGGGTGAAATCTTATGTTGTGACGATTGAGGGCAAGGACCGTAACGACAACAAGGATGATTACCACTATGTGAGCGGATCGGCCGGGGACCAGGCAGTAGACCTGACAGTGGACGACACCGACCCGGTTAAGGCCGACATGACGTTCAAAGACGGATTTAAGGTACAGGGCAGCCATGTGGAAGAAGGAAGCGTGGTGGACAGCAGCTATGCCCTGGGGCTGAACATGAGAAGCGACCGCTGGAACAAGCTGCTGATTGGGCTGTGGAACAAACGGAGCAATGGAATCAGTATGCCGACAATGGACGAAGATCCATATGCTTTGAAGCTGTTTTTGTGCCGCCGCGACATTGCGGACGATTACAGCAGCAATGCTTACAATTACCAGACGAACGAAAAGAAAACATGTTATTACCTGGAACTGACCTGCGGCGGATACTGTTTGCAGAGCAATGTAAAAACCAGTGCGCCAAATGGTTGGTTTAAGGTGTATTTGAAAAACCAGGGCGGCCTGTTTGAGCTGCACTGGGAGTAAAGGAGGGGTGTGGAAATGATTGTGGGAGCCGATATTTTGATGGGACAGAATGCGATTTTGCCATACCCACCTTATAATGAGGCGCTGAATGTGTTGAAACTGCAGAACGGTGTTTATGACGACCTGCTGTTAAGCCGCGACGCCGACAAGGATTACGGCAAGTACAATCTGGACAATGGATGGCAGGCCCAGACGGCCATTTATGCGGCTTTTAACGGTGATACCCTAGGTGGCAACCTGCGCTACCGGGCAGAACAGATCAGCGAGATGCGGTTAAAACGACGCCGAGTTGGAACTTATAACTGGATCACCCTGGCGACCAAGCACCGGCCAACCCCGGTGAATGATGAAACCCTGAAGGAATGGGAAAAAGAACTGAACAACTGGGTACACATTGATTGGTACGCAGACGGGCGCAACACCGAGTATGAGTATGCGTTTGTGCCGATTATTGACGATGCCGAGCAGGATATGTTCACGAACAAGATTTTGAGCAGCTTTGACGGTGCGGTGCTGACGGACGGAGACATTAGTTACCACTTGTTATTTGATGCCAGCGTGACCAGTACGACCAGAACACAGCCAAACAGCGTGGTGGAAACTATGAGCAGCCGTTACCCGTATGTGATTTACGGCAGTGACCTGAACTATGAACAGGGCAATTTTACGGCCACTGTGCTGAAATACAGTTTTGACACGGATGATTATGACGGGGATGGCGGTGCCCAGTACCGCAAGCAATTTGTGGACTGGTGTACCAACAAGAAGCCGAAGATCTTGAAGCTGTTTGACGGACGCAGCTGGATGGCGAACATTATTAACCAGCCGAGTATCAGCTACAGTGACCATTATGATAAGGTTGCCGTGGCGTTTGATTTTGTGGAGATTGGCAGCTTGGAGAGCAGCACCGATTTGTACCGCAACGGGTTTATTGCAGAAGATATTGAAGGGAGTTGATGCGCGATGTATGTGCCAAGCACAGAAGACATACGAACCTTATACTCCCATAACATTGAGCTGTACACCCGCATTGACCTGCTGAACGACCGGATGAAGACGATTGACAGTTTGCAGGGCATTACGACCGAGGGAAGAATTTCCGTAGATGCAGATGCGGACATCCGGCGAACGTACACTTCGACCATTGTGCTGGACGAAAAACATGCGATTAGTCAGTACAGCGAGAGCGAGTGGATGAACAAGTACGTTTGGATTTACATTGGTGTGAAGACCCCGATGCTGGACGATATTATCTGGTACAGCCAGGGGGTATATGTATTCAGCCAGAACGGATACAACTATGACACGCAGACCCGGAGCCTGACCATTAACTGTATGGACCTGACAGCAATGCTGAATGACACGTTGGCCGGACAGCTGACAGGTATTAAAACCGTGTTTAAGGCCGGGGGCGGAATCCGCAGGGCGATGGTGGAGCTGTTACAGGAAGTGGGGATCAACAAAGTATTTGTAGAATATTGGAACCGAACGATCCCTTATGACCAGGAGTTTGATGCGGCGACCAGTGTGTGGACAATTTTGACACAGTTACGGGATTTGTATTACCCGTTTGAAATATTTTTTGAGGATGATGTGTTCAAATGCCAGCAGATCCCAAGCTGTGAGGATGACCCGCTGGTGCTGAATGCCGATGTGTTCAATGATTTGATCATCAGCGAAGACGCAACGGTGGATTACAGCGAGGTGCGAAACTGCGTAGAGGTGTTTGGCGCTGCGGCAAGCCCGGATGTGAGCTGTACAGATCTGGTGGTGGACACGACAAAGAAAACCATAACATTAAACGTGGTTGGATTGGCATTGAGCGGTAAGAAACTGATTTTGTTTACGCCGCCGGACAATGTGGCCGACCTGTACGATGCCGACAAAGGGTACCAGATGAAGATCAGCGCCAAAGCAACAGAGAGTAGCGATGCGGTTGTGACCGATGTTTTGAGCCTGTATACCATCAGCACAGATGAAGCCGGCAATAACAAAAAGGCCAAGCAGGACTGTATGAAACCAAAAGTACAATATGTGGTGCGCTACGATGCCGATTATTCCCCGAATGAGAATGGCGGCAAAGGGCGCTTTTATTTTTATGGACAGGTACAGCCGCACGCCATGGTAATGCTGAAAGATGCAAAACCGAGCAAGGAAGAGCTGGACAAGTTGAAAGAAACCGAGAACTGCCAGAATTTGGAAGTTGTGAGTACCGCCAACCCGGATATTGAAGGGTATGAGGAGGACGACCAGTTTTTGAACAGCCCGTTCAGCATTGAACGAATTGGACGACGCAATGTGGTTTTGAGCGGCGGTGAATACGACAATTACACCACAGATGACGGCATTTTGGATGTGGCAGAATACGAGCTATGGAAGCGGGCGCGATTGACCGATAGCATTACGGTGAAGATGCTGCTGGTACCGTGGCTGGATGTGAACACCAAGGTTGAATACTGCCCGCGTTACATGGGCGGCAAGACAGCCGTGCAATTTATTATTAAAAAGATTGATAAGAGTTTGGGGCAGGGGACGATGGATGTGACGCTGATGAGGTTTTACCCGTATTACCCGTACCCTGTAAAAGATGAAACAGGAGAGTGATAAGCAATGGCAGATACCTATACAAAGTTCCCGGAAGGTATTGATACGTTTGAAGACAATGCCGACCTGGACAGCGGCCATGCCGCAGCGGCAGCCCAGTACACCAAGTACCTGGCAGACGGCAAGTATACCGAGGCCAGCAATTACCTGAACCAGAACAGCGGCCTGCGCAAATACATTATTAAAGCGGCGGATATTAACCATGTGAAACATGCGATTACTGCACTGGAGCAGCACTATGCCGGAGCGGTGAATTACATCATTGACGGCAAGTTTGACCCCGACATGATGATCCATGAATACAGCTACAGTTACAGCGGCGGGACCCATACCCTGACATGCAAGAGTGGCAGCAGTTACAGCAACGCGGCTAACGGCAAAGCATATTTTACCACAGCGTTCAATGACGGGCACAGACTGGTGATCAATGGCAAAGACATGACCAGCAACGCCTATTGCGGCACAGAAAAGCTGGGCGACGGTGCGATTGGTGCCGGGCAATGGGTGATTTTTCAGTACGATACAAGGAGAAACATTGTAAATTTTACTAACGGCAGCGGCATTGGGGCTTCCAAGCTGGCTGCCACGACTGCTTTGCCGGACCAGGTGCTGGCAGGACAGACATTTTACAGCAAGAACAAAACCCTGAAAACCGGTACCATGCAGAATTACGGCAATGTAACGGCAGAGCTGGCCAACGGCGAGAGCTACCAGATCAAGGCCGGCTATTACAGCGGCGGTGCGATCAGCGCAAGCGGGCTGGATAGCAATACACCGGGCACTGCGGATGAAAAATCTATCCTGGAAGGAAAAACTGCTTGGGTAGATGGCAAATTGGTGAAAGGATCTATCAAGACTTATTCTGCCACAACCCAGCTGCAGGGCGGCGAGCGCGAGAGCACCAAGATGACCGTGCAGAAAAAGGACGGTGTGACCCGGCTGTGTGTAGCCACAGATAACCAGAAAACCAACGATATTTACAGTGGCTGCTATTACGATAACGTGATGTGGCTGTGGGGAACCGCAAGCACGGCGGCCAAAGCCCTGTTGGAGGATGATACCACCAATGCGGCAACCGCCAATGATGTGGCCAGCGACAAGAAGTTTATTGATAAGAATGGCAACTGTACGCAGGGTACCCTGACCAGGCGCAGCTATGGCTTTGCCCATGACATGGGTTTTGGAACCGACAGCGAGTATTTTGCGCTGCGTAATATTGACGAGGGTGCATACAAAAGTGACGGTAATTTTTGGGCACCGGAAGTGCGCGTGAACCTGGCCGATTTCCGCAAAGGGATTGGCTGCACAGAAGATAAGATTGTGAACGGCGAAAGCATTGCCGACCTGACTGGTAAAGCCGGAGGCCGAATTGCAACGATTGATAAGGATACAACCAATGGCGACCATTACAGCAACGTGGTGACGACTGGCGGTTGCCAGCACGCATGGGTTGTGGTCAGTGTGAGTAAGACCGGAACAGAAAACAGACTTAACCGAGTGTGGGTGCAGGCCAGCAACGACGGCAGCAACTGGACGGACGTGTGGGACAGCGGAAGCGGACTGCAGGCTGTATACAAGCAGCAGGCTTTGAACACATCCACAGTGTACACCCAATGGCGCGTGAAGCTGAACAGCGATGGCGATAAGTGCCACGCCCATATTGTATTGTTTGTTTGAAAAAATAGAAAGGGGAGGAGGAAAACATGGCGTTAAGTTTTGAAGAGTCGAAACGGATGGCGGCTGAGATGGCGGCCAAAACAGAGCCGGTGGCATTGCAGGCTGAGGCTACCCCCATGGCCGCGGTGGTTGATATGCCGGAAGCGCAGGCCAATGATGACGGCGGCTACACCCGCAGTGAAAAATACCTGTGGTACAGCCAATACAACGACGATGCGTTTTCGACCATTGACGAGATGAAAAATGTTGTGATGGACGAGAGCCAGATCAACATTACCCAGGAAACCAACAGCCAGGTGATCCCGTTTAAGATGCCGCGGCGATATGACGGCATTGATTTGATGCAGATGATGCTGCAGGTACATTACCTGAATGTGGACGGGCAGGAAGCATATGCCACGCCGATCAATGTTACCTACAACGAGGATACAATCCGGTTCTATTGGCTGGTTACAAATAGTGTGACAAGCAAGAAGGGGACCGTGCGCTTTGAGATCACTGCAACCGGTGTAAATGAACGCAACGAGACCTATATGTGGCGCACACGACCAGACGGCGAGTTGAATATCTTGGAGGCTTTGAGTGGCACCAAGATGGTGGAACCGGATAACGACTGGTACACAAGCTTTGTTGCCCTGATGGACGAGAAGGTTGGCCAGGCTTCCAGCTATGCCAGTGCCGCACAGGCCAGCGCACAGGATGCAGCCAACGCTGCGGCGGGTGTGGATAATAAGATCCAGAATGCGGCAGCAGGAATTAAACAGGAGTTGCAGAGTGACCTTGACACCAACTACACCAAGAAAACTGAGCTGACCACGGAGCTTGCCAAGTATTATAACAAGGAAGAAGTGGACGGCTTTGTTACACTGTTGGAAGGCAAGATTTCCGGGATCGACGGATTGGCGGCTTTTAACTGTGTGTATGATGCGGGTACCCGTGCTTTAACATTTTATAACGGCGATGCAGTGATTAAAACTGTAACCTTGAGCACCGACCCCAGCGCAGAGTGGACGACCGCATATGGCAAGACGGTGGATGCTAAGATCAGCGCAGCGGTAGACCCGGTAAGCACAGCGCTGGATGAATATAAGACCAGCAACAACGAGGCCGTGAAAGCTTTGCAGGATAGTGTGGGCGACCTGCCGAACACCTTGCAGAGTGATTATTATAATAAGGAAGCAACCAACAAACTGCTGGCTGATAAGGCGGACAAAACTGCTCTGGATGGATTTACCAATGATTTGACTGTGACCAAGAATACCGTGACAGCTTTGCAGGGCAGTGTGGATACAGCCAACAGCGATATTGCAGAAATCCAGGAAAAGATCAAAGATATTAAGCCCAGCAACGGCCATGAGTACGACATTACTTACACCAGTGATGACGGTCATTTGAGCCTGTTGGAAGACGGCACAACCAAGACTGTTGTTACCATTAAAGGTGGCGGCGGTGGTGGCGGTGAGGCAACCAGCACCATTACCATTGAACGAATTGGTGACAGCAGCTTGACTGTTGTTCAGGGTGACAGTGCATTGATCAGCTTTAAGTTTACGAGTGTGGACAATGCTGGCGATGACACCGGCAATGCGACCGGCAACTGGTATGTGGGCAACACCAAGGTGGCAACCACGACCATCATCCAGGGCAAGAACACCTTTGATGTGACGCAATACTTGCACAGCGGCGACAACACCGTGCGGCTGCAGGTTACGGACAGCATGGGCAGTGTGGGCAGTAAGAACTGGTCGGTTAATGTTGTTGAGTTTTATTTGGAGAGCATTTTTGATGACTCTCTTTTTTATTCCGGCGAAGTAACTTACCGGTTTACTCCGTATGGCAATATTGCCAAAAACATCAGCTTTAAGTTGGACGGTAAGGCGATTGGCGGAACAAGCACTGCAGTGACAGGCCGCCAGATGACTTACAATTTGCCCGCCCAGAAGCACGGCAGCCACCTGCTGGAAGTGAGCATGACGGCGGAGATCAATGGCAAACAGGTAACAAGCAACACCCTGCGCCACGATATTATGTGGGTGGAAGAGGGCAATAATACCCCGATTATCAGTTGCGCCGTGCTGGATTACAGTGCCAAGCAGTACAGCAATGTTGCGATCGGCTATACCGTGTATGACCCGGCCAGCAGCAACACCAATGTGACCCTGGCTGTGGACGGCGTTGTTGCCAGCAAGCTGACGGTAGGACGCACCAAACAGACCTGGACGTTCAAGAGCAGCGAGATTGGCAGCCATGTGCTGACCATTACCTGCGGCGAGACGGTAAAGACCATCAATGTAAAAATTACCGAGTTGGGTATTAACATTGAGCCGGTGAAAACCAACCTGATGTTTGACTTTAACCCGGCTGGCCGAACCAATGCGGACGAAAACCGTCTGTGGACCGATGGCAATACTGCGATGACGGTAAGCGATAACTTTGACTGGAGCAATGGCGGCTACCAGATTGATGAGGACGGCGATACTTACTTTTGCGTGAAAGCCGGAACTACCGCCACGCTGGATTATAAGCTGTTTGCGGACGATGCCAAAAAGAAGGGTAAGAACTTTAAGCTGGTGTTTAAGACCACCAATGTGCGAGACTACGATGCTACGGCACTAACCTGCGCAAATGGCAACGTTGGTTTGACGGTACAGGCACAGAAGATTACCCTGACCAGCCAGCAGAACCGCATTGAGCTGCCAATTTGCGAAGATGACTTTTTGGAGTTTGAGTTCAATATTTTGCCGGACAGCAAGTATAAAGAGATGGTGCTATGGTGCGACGGTATCCCCTGTAAGGTGGAACTGTACGATGCAAGCGACAACTTTACACAAGCAAGTCCGGTTGGCATTACGATTGGCTCTGCGGACTGTGATGTGCAGGTATACCGCATGAAGACCTACGGCATGGAGCTGACGGACGATGAGATCCTGGACAACTTTATTGCGGATGCCAAGAACGCCGAGCTGATGATTGAACGCTATAACCGCAACGATATTACCAACGTGAGCGGCGAACTGGATGCTGACCTTTTGGCCGAGAAGTGCCCGGACCTGCGCATTATCAAGATCAGCGCCCCGACCTTTACGACCGGCAAAAAGAATGAGGTTTTTAATACCACCATCCAGCAGATTTACAAGAACGGACGCGCTGTGGAGGATAACTGGACCGCGACCGGCAGCCATAAAGGCCAGGGCACCAGCTCCAATGCGTATGGCGAGAGCGGCCGAAACATTGACATTAACTGTTCCGGCGGATTTACGTTTGGCGACGACAGCGCCGGCAGCACCTATACCTTGACCGAGAACAGTATCCCGGAGAAATATTTTAATATCAAGGTAAACATTGCAAGCTCTGAAAACGCAAATAACGCCTGCATTGCAGATGATTACAACACGTTTAACCCATATATCCGCAAGGCGAAGAAAGAGAACCCGAAGGTGCGCGACACGATGGCGTTTTACCCGTGCGTGGTGTTTATCCAGGAGACGGACGTGGAGAACGCGACAGTATTTAAGGACGGCCAGTGGCATTTTTACGCCTGCGGTGATATTGGCAACAGCAAGAAGAACAATGACACCCAGGGCATGGACCCCGAAAACCACAAGGAAGTTATTGTTGAGATTGATAACAACACCGATGCCCAGACCCGCTTTTTGAGTGATGATCTGAGCCAGGAAACCTGGGACGGCGACCACAGCTTTGAGTTCCGCTATATTAGCAAAAAGTGTACCGAGGAAGAAACACAGGCGGCAAAGAATGCCTGGCAGAACTTGCTGACCTGGGTAGTAAATGCAGATGACGAAGAGTTTAAGGCCCACTTTGAGGACCACTTCATCAAGGACAGCGTACTGTTCTATTATCTGTTCACTGAGCGCCACACAATGGTGGATAACCGCGCCAAGAATGTGTTCCCCCACACAGAAGATCTGATTCATTGGGATTTTTGCATGGATTATGATAATGATACATGCCAGGGCAACGACAATGAGGGCGGATTGACACTGACTTACGGCTATGAGGACACCGATACCATTGGCACCAAGAGCGTGTTTAACGCGGCAGACAGCAAGCTGTGGTGCAAGGTACGAGATCTTTTTGCGGACGACTTGCAGAAGATGTACCTGAACCGTGAGAGCGCTTTGGCCTGGAGTGCAAACCGTATTTTGCGCAAGATTGAGGCGTACCAGGATGTGAAGCCCGAAAAGCTTTGGATCATGGACATGCGGCGCAAATATTTCCGCACCTATGAAGACAATGGAACAACCAATTACCTGCCGATGATGCACGGCAACAAGCGCCACCAGCGCCGCCAGTACCAGAAGTACCAGGAAAAGTATATTGCGAGCAAGTACAGCGGTACGACCTGCACGGCTGATGATATGACGATCCGCGGCTATACCCCCACCAACTGGACAGGTGTGCAGCCGGACGGTACGTTCCATATTCGCCCGTATGCAGATACCTATGTGAGTGTTTTGTATGGCTCCAACCCGGTAAAAATGCGCGGCAAGCGCGGCCAGACCTACACGATTGAGTGCCCGATTGCAGCCATGAACGATACCGAAGTTTATGTTTACAATGCCAGTCTGATACAGAGCATTGGCGACATTAGTGGGTTTTACCCTGGGTATGTTGATTTTAGCCATGGTGCGAAATTGACCGACTTGAAGGTTGGCAACGGTACCGAAGGCTACCGCAACACAAATATGACCGACTTTGCGGTTGGCAACAATACGCTGCTGGAACACCTGAATTTGCAGAATGTGCCAAACCTGAAGAAATCCATCAGCTTGGCGGGATGTGTAAACCTGATCGATTTTTATGCCGGTGGCAGCGGTATTACCGGTGTGGCGTTTGCCAAGGGTGGCAAGATTGAAAAGGCTGAACTGCCTGCGATTGCAAGCCTGACGGCACAGAGCCTGAATCACCTGACCGATTTGAAGATTGACGGCTATGAGAACCTGACCACATTGGTTGTGGAAAGCTGCCCGACCATTGACCTGAAAGCTATGTTGGAAAAATGCACAGGTTTGAACCGCGTGCGCCTGACTGGCCTTGATTGGGAATGCGAGGATACAGCGCTGCTTGACCGACTGTACACGATGACCGGCCTGGATGAGAACGGCTATAATACCGAGCACTCTGTATTGGAGGGCAAGGTACATGTGCCCATTATGCGTGAAAAGAAACTGGCAGAGTTTAATGCACAGTGGCCGGATTTGAAGATCAGCTACAACACGCTGGTGGAACAGTTTACCTGGACCTTTGTGAATGATGATGACGAGCACACTGTTTTGGATGTGCAGTACATTGACAAGGGTGGTAAGGCTGTTGACCCTGTGACCCGTGCGGAGAAGCCGATCCCGAAGCCGACCAAGAAGAGCACGGTGAGCACTGACTTTACCTATGCTGGATGGGACACAGAGTTTGTTACAGTATTTACCAACCAGACCGTAACGGCCAAATATACCGAGAGTGTGCGGAAGTATACCGTGCGCTACCTGAACAATGGTGCGGAGAAGCAGAAAACAGTTGCCCCCTATGGCAGCATGGTGTTGTATGAAGGCGATACCCCGACCTACACGGCGGAGGAAGGTGCCTATAAGTTCTACCTGTTTGACCATTGGGACAAGGGCGGATATGTGAACGGAGACAAGGACATCAATGCGGTATATGACAGCTGCGAATATACTTCTGGCTATTTTGACGGCAAAGAGATTGGCAGTTTGCGCCCGGTTGAGATTTACGCAATGAAAAAGGTTGGTATGGAGAATAAGGTAGTTAGCCCCAAGGACGCTGTGACCATTACGATGGGCAACGACTTTAGCTACTCTGACATTGAAGAGAAGGTTTTGATCAATGAGAAAAAGACCTTTGATGGCACCAACTATGTGGATACCGGTGTGCAGCTGTTGAAGGAAGACCGGGACTGGGTGCTGGCGGTAGATTACCGGATGACCACAACCGATACGGCCAATGCTGTGCTGATGCAGTGTTTTGAAACCAACGGCATGAACGGCATCCGCATTTGGAACAATAATGGAGCCAAGATCAGTTGGGGCACCGAAAGCGCAACAGCTGCCACAGTTGGAACCCGTGACATGGTGGTAATGCGCCACAAGAAGGGCGAAAACAACTTGCATGTGTATACGGCTAATATTTACGGTGACGACATTGTTTACACCGAGATTAACCGTGGACGAATTACGCAGACCAATGCAACGCTGGTGTTTGGTTGCGCCAAGGCAGATGACGGAGAATATGAACGGTTTGCCAAGGGTGATGTGTACTGGGCGAAAGTTTGGTATGCAGACCTGGGCGACAATGCCTGCCGGAAGCTGGCTGCATGGCCGCATGAAACCCGCGAATTTGAGATGTGCGGATTTAAGCAGTATTATTTAAGCGATAACACAAACAAGCGCTGCGCAATGACGTTTTTGGCGAAAAATACGCTGGCACGCAAGATGCCGATTACCAGCAGCTATTACAACAATGGCGGTTGGCCCGCAGCAACGCTGCGCACCTACCTGGACAAGCGGCTGCCGAATGCCTTGCCAATTGGATGGCAGCAGTTGATCCAGCAGGTAAAAGTGACATCCAGTGCGGGCGGAACATCCAAGGAAATTGTGACGGCGGATTGTTACTTCTTTATACCGGCTGCATATGAGCTGAACCCCAGCATGAACAGTGAGCCGTATATTTATGAAGGTACAACGATCAGTTACATGACGGATAATCAGAGCCGAATCTGCTATGACGATGATGGCGCGGCCACCACTTATTGGACACGCAGCCCGAATGTTCAGTATGCAGATTACTTTTTGCAGGTTGCGGCAGATGGCCAGATTTACAGCTATGTTACCCCGAATGAGCAGCATGGCGTGCGCGTGATGTTCAGCGTGTAAAGGAGGTTGAGGGACGAAATGTATTACAAGGTGATATATAACGGCCAGGTGATTGATACCCTTGACCACCTGAGTTTTGTGAAATACCAGGCAAAACACGGGATTATGGTGAACTGCACGGCAGATGATGCCGAAGGAATTGTGAGCAGTGATGGGCGCTACATCTGGCATGTGGACGGATACTATAACATTCCGGCGGCAGGATACGATACCGTGCAGCTGGAAGAGATCAGTGTTTACGAATATGACAAGCTGAAAGCCTTGGGGGCCAAAACCCCTGAGGCTATTATTGATGCTTATACCCTGAGCCTGATTGAAGGAGGTGTGCTATGAGTGACTTTGTGGAGAGTTTGCGGCGGTTGTATTTGGATTGCCGATTAAAAGAAGCGACCCTAAATGCGCTGTGGCACAAGGGCAAAATCAGCCGCAATGAGTTTGACTACATTGTGGGCGGAAAGGAGACGAGCAATGTACACGATCCTGATTAACGAGGACAATACCTTGACCGCCAGTGTGGTGGAGCGTGTGATGCAGCAGAGCAAACTGGTAGACACCCTGCATTTTTTGGCTGACCCGGAATACAAGGGCAAAGACATGCGCGACTATGTGGTGATGCTGGAATACCGGTTGCCGGTAAGCAAGAAATACCGCACCGAGTTTTTGACGCTGAGTGACGAGCTGTATAAAAACAAGCTGGAATATAAGCTGCCCTTTGACACAGCGCTGACCAGTGAGGCCGGTGTGATTGAGTTCCAGCTGACCTTTGGCAACATTGAGATGGATGCTGAAGGAAGGACCACCCAGTATATTCGCAAGGTTGGACCGGGCGAAATTAAAATTGTTGATGTTTACGACTGGGCGGCCACGATCCCGGACGAAGCACTGAATGCTTTGGACCAGCGGATTATTGCGATGCAGGCCATGCTGAAGGCCATGATTGATAAGAACAACACTATGATGAACAGCAAGGCTGACAACCTGAGCTACAAGAATGACATGCTACAGCTGACCGCCAACGGAAGCCCGATTGGCAATGCGGTAGAGATCAAGAGCGGCGGCGGTTCCGGCAGCGGCGGTGATGGTACAACTGATGGAAATATGCGGGTGGTTGAGTTTTAAGGCTTGGCCGCCTGCATTTTTTCTATATAGCGACAAATGAAGAAAG